ATGACTTTTGCTGGCACTGGCAGTTTTTTGGCATCGTTAACGCGACCCGATCGGGTGGGCTTGCTCACCCAACGGGTTCAGGATCTTCCGGTTGCGGAATTTGTTTGCCTCCTGGACTTCATCACAGCGGAGTTTCAGCAGTTTTTGCGCGCCTTTGATTTGGTCAATAATGCGGCGCTCGAAAGCATCTTGGAGCAAATTCTCGATGCCTTGACCCTCAAAATTGGGCTGATTTTGCAGGCGGAACGCACTACCATTTTTCTGCTGGATCCCGATCGCGCGGAACTCTGGGCCCGGCCCAATGGCGATCAAGTGCCTGAGTCCGATGAAATTCGGATTCCGCTGAACGTGGGCATTACGGGCCGATCGGCTGCCACGGGTGAAGTGGTGAACATGGCCAATGTGCAGCAGGCGGCGGGGTTTGAGCTGGCCTTTGATGGTCTGGGCGATCGCCCCACGGAGGCCTTGCTTTGTATGCCCATTCGCAGCACCGATGGGGCCGTGGTGGCCGTGGTGCAACTGCTGAACAAAACCACTGCGCCAGCCTTTGACCGCGAAGACGAGGCCCGCTTTCGGGAATTTGCGGAATCGATCGGGATCATTCTGGAAAGTTGCCAATCTTTTTATCAGGCGGCCCGCAACCAACGCGGGGTGGCGGCGCTGCTGAAGGTCACCACCCTGTTTGCCCAAACGGGCCTGGAACTAGATCGGGTTTTGCAGGCGGTGATGGCGGAAGCCCGCGACTTTATGCAGGCGGAATATGGCACGTTGTACCGGCTCGATCGGGACACGGGCCGGCTGCGCACCACCTTTGAAGACGGGCGATCGTTGGAGGTGTCGAGCGATCGGGGTTTGGTGGGCCATGTGGTGCGTAAGGGACAGCCCCTGAACCTGAGCCATGCCCCTTCCCACGAAGATTTTGATGCCCTGCTCGATCGCCCCCATGGCCTGAACACTCGCAATGCCCTCTGCTTGCCGATCTTTGACCCCTCGGGGCAACTGATTGGCGTGAGTCAACTACTCAACCGCAAACAGGGCAACTTCACCGCTTCCGATGAAGCCTTCATGCGGGCCTTCAACACCCAGGCCGGCATTGCCCTGGAAAACGCCCGTCTCTTTGACAGCGTACTCACGGAACAGCAGTACCAAAAAGACATCCTGCGCAGCCTGTCCAATGGCGTAATTTCCACCGACCTGCAAGGGCGAGTGGTGACAATCAACGAAGCCGCCTTGGAACTGCTGGGCTGTCCGGTGCGGCGGGATGGGATGGCGGGCCGCCGCAGCATCCAGACCATTTGGGAACAGCAACTCCTGAAACGGCCCGTGTGGGAAATTATCCCGATCGAGTCCTTGGAAACACGCTTGAAAGACAGCCTCAGCACTGGCGCACGCCATCGGGTTCCTGAGCAGGCCCTGCGGGTCGGGCGCTACTTCAGCCCCCAAGAGGGAACCGTCTGGGTTGTGCCCCAGGGCAACAATCAAGTGCGGCTGTGGAACGATCCGGCCCGCCCGCTGGAGTATCTGAATCCCGATGATATGCAACTGTTCGATCGCAACGTCAACCTAGCCGTGAATCCCCTGACGGATTTGGATGGCAAAGTGCGGGGCGGTTTGGTGGTGTTAGAAGACATCAGCCGCGAACAACGACTCAAAGCCACCATGTCTCGCTACATGACCCCTGAAGTGGCCGAACGGGCCGTGGAACTGGGGGCAGACATGCTGACCGGTGAGCGCAAGGATGTGACGATCCTGTTTTGCGATATCCGGGGCTACACCAGCTTGGCTGAGGCTCTGGATGCCACGGAGGTGGTGGCCCTGCTGAATCAATATTTTGAAACCATGGTGGAGGCCATTTTCGATCGCAAGGGAACGCTCGATAAGTTCATTGGCGATGCCCTGATGGCGGTCTTTGGTGCGCCGTTGCCCCTCGAAGAGGATCACGCCTGGCTAGCGGTGCTGACGGCTTTGGATATGCGCGATCGCCTGAAAGTGTTTAACCGAGCCTTGGTGGCTACCGATCGACCGCCCCTTCGGGTTGGCATCGGCATCAGTTCCGGCGAAGTGATTGTGGGCAACATCGGTTCCCGGCGGCGCATGGACTACACCGCGATCGGGGATGCCGTAAACGTCAGCTCCCGCCTGGAAGGGCTGACCAAAGAATATGGCTGTGACATCATCCTCAGCGAAGCCACCTACGAGCGCTGTGCCGATCGGCTCTGGGTGCGCGAACTCGATCGGGTACGGGTGAAAGGCCGCACCAAACCAATTCGCATCTTTGAACTGATTGGCGATCGCGCCCGTCCCCTCTCCTTTGAAGATGAAACCTTCCTGGAGCAGTACGAACTGGGCAAAGAAGCCTTTAACCGCTTCCATTTCCACAAAGCCATGGTGCATTTTGCCGCCGCCCAACAACTGCGGCCCCATGATCATTCCGTGAAACTCCATATAGAACGGGCAACCCAGTATCTGGATTGCCCGCCCCCGGAATATTGGGATGGGGTGTTTAATACGCCAGGGGTTTAACTTTTCCATCCACCCAAAGCCAATGATTCCAAAGGCTTTCAGGAATTTAACCCCTCCATTTTCCTGTCGCAACTTGTGGATATTTGGGGATATCCTGATGTTGACTGAGCATCTTTTGAGCATCATGGCGACGAAAGGCAGTGTGACAGTTTGGGATCAGCGCGGCCGGTTGCATCTGAGGTTTCGCCACCAGGGTAAGCAACACCGTCCGGCGTTGGGGTTAGGGAACACCCCGGTTGATTGGGCGGTGGCCAGATCGATTGCAGCCAGAATCGAGGGGGATTTGAAGACGGGAAATTTTGACCCCACATTGGCAAAATACGGAATTGGATTGCAGCGTTCGGGTGGTGTGTTGACGGACCGGGCCTTGATCGAGCGATATTGCAAATCACAGAAGGATCGACTTGACCCAGGCAGCCTCAAAAAGTACCGGGCGATCCTGGCTGATTTGGATCGGGCGGGGTTGGCTGAAACAGACAGCAGACAACTCACTCGGGATGACGGTGCGAAGCTGATTCGGTCAATGGGCGGTCGGCTGGCTTTGATTACGGTACGCCACCGGATTGAATCGCTGTCCACTGTTTGGCGCTGGGGAGTTGAACAGGGTTTGGTGGGATCCGTCCCTTGGGTGGTCAAAGACGTGAGGGGGATTGCACCGCAACCGCCCAAACCCTTCAGCCTAGAAGAGATTCGCTTAATCGCCAATTGGCTTGATGAAAATCAAAGCCCCGCTGCTGGATTTTTCCGGTTTCAGATTGGGACGGGTTGCCGCACAGGGGAAGTGATTGGGCTGCTGTGGCGGCATGTTTCCGATGATTGCCGACAGGTTTGGATCGGAGAGGCGGTCGTACAGCGCACACGAAAATCCGTGAAAAATCGCAAGCCCCGATTAATCACGTTGCCGCCGTCGCTTCAGAAATGGTTGGCAGAATATCGGAAGGCTCGCGGCAAAATTGACCCGGTTTTTCCTGATCCGCAAGGGAGAGTCTGGACGGCCAGCCAACTCAATTGGTATTGGCGCAAACCGTTCACGGCGTTAGGCATTCCCTACCGCCGTCCTTACGTGACTCGGAAAACATTAATTTCCCATCTACTTCAACACGGAAAAAGCCCCGTGGAAATTGCCAATTCCATGGGGCATTCAGTCAAAACGCTCTTTACCTATTACGCCGATTTAGTCGGCAATCCCGAGTTAATCGACTTGCTCGATTGATAGGCTAACACCCAAGCCTGATGAACATTTGGGTCGTGATTTCTCCAGTGATTGAGAGCGGTCAAGTTGTACTCAGCTGCCGCTGTCCTACTCACTCCCGCTCGCCAATGAACCCCTTCAATCCAGCCCTTGTAAATTGGAGAATTTGGGTTGCGCCATCGTGCCAAGGTTTCAGGACGGGCGTTTAGGAGGTCGGCGGCGACGTATTTATCAACCCATTTCGCGGCCGTAGACGACGGAAAGGACTTCAGCATAGATTGCGTGGGCGGTTTCGCGTTCGTAGTAATCGAAAAAATTGTCGAAATCTTGGCAGATTGCACCCGCTAAATTCACGGCATTTTCTGACGGATTGCCAGACACTCCGTAGCCAATTTTTGTGACCAGAATTGACCCGCTCGCTTCCGAGAGATTAATGCATTGCCCGTAGATTTTTACCCTCATGATTCACCCCTAAAAAAGTCTTCGAGAATCTTGGCTGATTCGAGTACCCGATCATCGTCGGTTAGGCGAGATGCTATCGCCAATCCATTACGGGCGCACTCTAGCAATCGTGCGTAGCCGACTCGAATCAAGTCAGATTTGATGAGCGCAAACGTCAGCTCATCAATGCGCTTTTGGAGGTCAGCAATTTCGCGATCTTGAACGGTGGGATGCATGGCATTGTTGGGCGAAATGAATGAAAACGGAAAAAGAATAGACGGGAGGGCTACGGGATTGCATCAGACTCCTTTCGGCGCTCTCCAATTTCGCCACGATAATACGAATAAACTCTCTCGTCTTCATCCCAAAACTCTTCGATGTTTTCGCGGAAATACCGATAGCATTCAGGACAAAGAACGTCCTCAGAGAAGCCGCCGTCTCCGATTCCACTCATCTTGAAAAGCTCGCTACCGACAGGTAGGCGGATTCCGCAACCGTCGCAACGCCAGTCCTTTCGACAGGACTTGATGTGCTTATCAGGGAAGCTCCACATTTACGCCACCGCCGAAACATCAATAGTTTGATACTGAGGGGAGCCGACCGAAAATTTTGATTGCAGCTCTTTCTCTTCAAGCTTGGCTTTAAAATGCTTCTCCCAGCCGTGCTTAAACCCGAGAACCCGGCGCAATAACCCACACTCTTCAAGGGATGCATCAGGGAAAAATTCTTCAAAGCGGTGGAGGATCCAGCCTTTTTTATAGCCCCGCTTATTGCAAATTCCCGCCCATGATGCGAGGGATAATGCAACTCTTGCACCCCGATCCGTGGACACATCGACAAACTTGAGAATCCCCAAATCTAATTCAGCCTGGACAAATTCATCGCGCACCTTTTCTTCACGTTCTTTGCGTTCCCGCTTCTCTTTTTCCTCAAAAGTTTCGATCCCCTTGAGTGTCCAGATTCGCTCCTGTTCAGGGAGTCCGTGATTCAGCCAGTTTTCGGTATGGTCAATCAAGATTGAATCAACCTTGTCGGGATGAAGCCGCATTGCCCGTCCAATAATCTGCAACCACAGGGCAAGGCTCACGGTTGGGCGTAGACATTGGATTGCTTCCACAATGGGAATATCGGTTCCTTCCGTGAGAACTCCAACATTAATTAACACGGGATAGGCGCGTTTCGTGAATCGAGAAATCATATTTTCCCGATCTTTTTCGCCCGTCTTTCCTGTTAGCAACTCCGCCCCAATTCCCGCATTACGGTATTCCTTCAGGACGCTTTCACCTGACTCAATTGAGGGCACAAATACGAGGGTTGACTTTCCATTGGCGTACTCTTGCCAGGTCGGGACTACCTCACCCAAAACCTTATCAACACGTTCGGTTAGCTCGCCTTCCAGATAGTCGCCACCCTTGCGAGACCTGGCTCCCTTCATGTCAATCCGAGCGGACGGATCAGGAGCCAGTACCCGAACGGGACACAGATAGCCCCGTGCCAGCATTTCCGCAACGGACGGGCCGCAAACCAGCACATCGAAAAGGTCATCGAACCCACTGCCATCAGTGCGGCATGGGGTGGCCGTGACTCCCAAGACAAAGGCGCTGGGGTAATGGCTCAAAATATCCCGGTACGTTTTGGCGGAAGCATGGTGGGATTCATCAATAATCACCAACCCGGCCGCGGGCTTAGTCCGCTTGGCCAAGGTCTGAACCGATGCCACTTGCACCGGAGCCAGCGGGCTTGGATGGATGCCACTCTTAATCATCCCGACCCCAACACGGCGGCCAAGAGCGTCAAAGATTTTGCCGTGAGCCTGACGGATCAACTCGGTTCGGTGGGCTAAGACCAATACGCCCTCACCCCGGCTGACAAACTCATTCACAATCGCAGCGAAGACCACCGTTTTCCCACCGGCCGTGGGCAGTTGGGCCATCACGCGGCGGTGTTGCTCCCAGGAGCGGTAGATGCCTGCAATCAGTTCAGACTGATAATCGCGCAAGGAAATCCCACGGGGGTGCAAGGCGGTGGGCAGAAGAGACGCGGCATTTAACGGCCGCCACTGATTTGCAGCGGTCTCGACTTGGGGGGTAAAAAGCAATCCGGTCATCACAGTGCCACCCCCGTCAAGTCGAAATTGGCCACCAACAATTCGGATCCCTTGGATCGTGAGCCGCTGAGGCCACCTGTCATCCCGTAGGTTTTGCCCCAAGGGCGTTGATAAAAATCGGCAAACAGCGTTCGGGTTTGATCGGTGTTTTCGCAGGTCATCAGCCATCGGCACGGCACACGATCAAGATGGGTGCGTAGCTGCTCATGGCGATAAGCCGTATGCAGCTCACCACGGAATCCATAGAGTTTGGACTTGGCTGCGCTCTCGTACGGCGGGTCGAGGAATAGCGCGTCCCGTGCCGTCAGGTGAGGCAACACATCCGCATAGTCTTGCTGGCTAGCGTTGAACCGGGCCCGGTCAACGTGGATCGCACCCAAAGCAGAACGCAGCCGATTGATTGCGTTTTGGTTAAACCGGGATCCGTCAGATGGGCCAGCCCCATCGATCACACCACCAACGGTTAGACGGTTCCTAACCCAAATGCGGGCCCCCTCAATAACCGGGTCTGACTCTGGGCGTTCCAGCGCGGATAAGATCGCCGCCACCGGAACACCTGAATCGAGCTGGCGCAACCAATACTCACAGAGGGACAGCAGTTGAACGTGATTAGATACGGCAGAGACCCAAAACGGGCCCGTGTGGAGATCGTTGATCCAGACCCTTCCACCACCCGAAAAAGCAGCCAGGGATAGAGAGCCACCACCACCAAACAGGTCAACAAAATAGCCAGAGGGAATGCCCAGGATTTTGACCAGATTCCCCGCCTCGCGGGACTTTCCGCCTGGGTATCTGAAAATCGGCTTGAGGATTGAGAGTGTCGCCATGGTGATGAGGATTTATAGTTGAAGTATGACCAGATTAACAGTCAGAGTATGGAGCGTCAATACTCTGACTGCAAAATCACTCATCAACAAAAGGCGTTACGCATCCCCTTGCTACCCAAGTCTGAACACCTGAAGAGGATTGAACGCAGGCAAACGATAGATCGGGAGACCACGCGATCAAGGTCTGATAAAGCCTTGCTCCCTGGATCACGGCCACCACGGGGCTGTTGAGGGGGATGGGGAAAATGGATTGAGGTTCAGGCGTGACGGGTTCAGACTGAACGGATTCAGATTGAACAGGTTCAGTCGCGACGGGTTCAGACTCTTCGGTTTCGGTGCTTTGGTTAGGCGCGCTCAACTCAACATCTGAGGCGAGAGACTTGGCCAGTTCGAGAGGGAGTAGGACACAACGCCCCGGAACCGTGCCCACTTTGACGGACGCATCACCGTCCTGAGTCTTGCGGCGGTAGTGCAGCGAAGCATCGCGGGATTCATGGAAGCGAGCCGTCCCGCGCCGTGAGCCACCAGCTTGCTCAATCGCCTGGGTGATGGTTTCCCGGCTGTAAACCGGGTTGAAGCGATCCTCGATCTCGGGCCAGACCGAGGACATATTCACGGCCAACCATTTTTGGCCATCCTTAGTGGTGTGGGGTGTGGCATTCCAGCGGCCAACCCGGTCATTGGACTTCAGGGCTGATAGTTGGGAGATGAACAGTCGCAACGGGTCGCCCGCCTTGTCAGCATCGTTATAGAGGGGGATGAGGGTGTTGTCGATGTAGGCATCCACAACTAACTCATCAGCCCCACCCAAGCGGCATAAAGCTTTGGCGTACCAGCCCACCAGGGCCAGATTATGGGCAACCCGAGAGTGAGCGTCGGGCAACTTACCCCGCAAAGTGTTCGCGTATTCGGAGATTGCGGCTTTCGGGTAGCCAAGAGCGATAATTTGCCCTAGCCCACCGGATGCACCGACTAGGGCTTCACGCATCGCATCCCAGCCATCACCATTGACCGGCTCTTTCGGAAAAGGCACTTGCAGGATGCGACTCAGGGCAGCGGGATGGGACTCACCGATGGCGTGATTGGACGTGGCCATGATGGGCGAGTGCGGCTTCTGGGTCTTGCCCGTGACGGATCGAGTTAGCGCGTTAAACCAGCCCTTCAGCAGCTCGTCAACGTTCGGATCGTTGCGGTCGGGATCGTCGAGACAGAAGGCCAACCCGTGGCGGCGGTCGCCTTCGGTATAAATCTGGGGAACCGAAGCGCGGGCAATCATGCCGCAATCCTGCTGTCCTACCAGGGCCAACGCAGCTTCAGCGGTCACGGACTTGGAAACACCAGCCGACCCAATCGCATTCAGGATCGGGAAAAATCCTTCCTGCTCCTGAATCGTGTCAAAATGCACCCCGGCGGCCACGAACCCACCCAAGAACAAGGCCTGAGCAAATCCTGTAGGGCCAAAGTAGCCAGCCAGTCCATTGATCCAGTCAGGGATGGCAGTGTCAGACGGCTTGGCAATGGACGGCTCTTTGAGGGAAGTGGTCTCACCCGCCTCGTTTAGCCGAAACTCATTCGTATAAACCCATTTCGAGCGCTCACGGAATTGGCCATCGGCGGTGTATTCGATGCCACCCGGAAAGACCCAAGACCCATCGGACTGGCGACCGATACCGCTCACCATCCGATAAAGTTGTCCACCGCGCTCCCGATACTCAATCTGACGGTTGGCGAGTAGACCTTGCCACTCTTGGGTGGTCAAGGTGGATGCGAACCAACGGCCCGCGCCGCGAGTCAGTGTGGCGTAAATTGAGCGGGCATCGTTTGAGGATTCGGCGGGCAAGGTCACGACCCGGCTCACATCCTCTCCCTCACGCTGGAATCGCAGCCGCAGACCCGCACCATACTGTCCAGGATCGGCTTCGATTTCCGCCTCAACTTGAAAGTCAAAATTGGCATTGGGGCGAAACCGTTTGGGCGGCTCCATTCCTTCTGCCCACTCGCCGGCCGCCTTCATCCGGGCCAGTTCAGCCTTGTCCACAACCCAGCGACCGATCTGACCCTGGTACGAAGTGGGGGCATCCCATAGCAACGACTTACCCTTGACCGGATCAGCCGCGTCGGATATGGCGGTGTATTGCTCCCAAGTCAGGATGGGAGCCTTCAGGAATTCGTTGATCGCAATCTCATCAGGGTCATCACCACTGACCTTGGCAAATTGGCCCCACCACCGAACGGTCAGCGCGCGACCGTGGGAAGCCAGCAGGTCAGCCAACTTGCTCATCTGCCGTGAAACGTGGGGATTTTTGATCGCGCCTGAGTCAGGGGAGAGGGTGATGGTCGCATCAGCAGGCAAGTGCTGCAACAGATTGACCCATTGAGTTTCGGCAGAGGCCCAATTGGAGCCACCCGCGCCGATCACCAGCCAATCGGTTTTGCCTTCAGCCCAAACCCGCTGGGCAATGGTCGCTGATTTGAGCGCCCCTTCGGAGACTTCCACATGGGCGATCGCGTTCCCCTCAGTCTCAGGATGCCGCCATAAAAACAGGGGCAATTCACCGCCAAACTCTTTCAGTCCGGCGTTTTCATTGCGGGAAATCCACACATACTTGCGGCCCTCAACGGATTCGTCGGGTTTGACCTGAAACCCTGCAATCTTGCCCTTGACCACAGCACTGATCGCCAATCCATCGTTGCCGGTGGCACGGTTGCGGCCAAAGCCAGCCAGGTTCTTGGGGTGATTCTGATAGGGTGTGCCGACCTTCCAAGACCGAAGCCACCCAAGGGACTCAAAATAATCCACCATCGCCTCAGACCAGCCGCGCCGAATCAGTTCGGAGCGATGGGCAGTGGTCAGCGCTTGGGCGGATAGAAGCTTGGGGCTGAAGTAGACCTTGTGCCGATCGGCTAACGGAACCAACGAATCGAGATGGGCCCGCGTTGCGGCTTCCCGCTCTGCCTGCATCCGAGCGATTTCTTCCGGGTCGCGCTGGGATGGCTTTGAATCCCACTGGTCAAGGAAAATTTGAAACCCGTGGGAATCCTCGCCAACATGCCCCCAACCGGACGGGGTTTGAGCGTTCCCACGGCAGTGAACTTGACGGCGGCCATCATTGCGGTCGGTAGCCTCACGGCACTCGGATGTTGCACCGCAAATCGGGCAAGGGGTTGTACGGGTGAAAACTTTGAAGGTAGCAGTCGCCATGGTTGTGTCCCTCTCTAGATGGATGCGATGAAGTGAGCGAAATCAACGGAGGCGACCCGATCCGAGAGAGTGCCGGAATCGGAAGAGTGCCACACACGATCCGCGATCCAAAGAGAGGGGGACATCCCCTCGGCAGCGGCTCTTTTCTTGAGCCGTCCCCAAGTACGGGAGTCCGACATTAGGCGGGATTGAAGCCGCGCTAGACAGGTAACAGGAAGCATAGGACAATAAAACCGCTATACTGGTCTTGCCGTTATCTTATCAAAACTTGTTAGGGAACGGCAAGTCTTTTCTTCAAAAATCAGGGGAAACGTAATGGCAGACTACGATTCAAGGTTTTGGGACGCGATGGACTACTTGATTGAGGTCTATGGCAATCAAGTAGGTGCTGCTGAGGCCATGAGAATCAATCGCGCGTCGTTTTATCAAATTCGCAAAGGCGAAACGGCTCCGACCTCTCGCCATGCGGCCTTGCTGGCCGTGGCATTAGACCTGCCGGTAGATTTGATCGACACTTATTTGGCCGGACGGCTATCGCTCGATGACATCAAAAACGCCCATGGGCGGATTGTTGAAACACTGGTGAGTCAAATCCGGTCTCTCCCCTTTGATCAACAGCTCAGAATTATTCATGAAGTCACCAGAACTCAAAACGAGTCATAATAGATATTTGTGGCTAGAGTCGAAGACATCATGCTCACGAAAGAGAGAGAGAACGAACCGATTGACTGGCCCCCCGATCAAGTGGCGAAATTGAGAGACTTGATCGCGTGGCTCGCTACCCGCCCACCCTCTGATCTGTTCCGAGCGATTTACGAGCTATCAAAAGTGCATCTCCCCTGATTTTTCCCGCCGGCCTTGCGCCGGTTTTTTTATGCCAGGGACACAGCAGTGGCCGCACTGATAGACGAATTTGCTGGCGACCAATGGACAACCGCATAGACCGAATCAACCGGGATATCGGCCCGGTCAATCGAACCCAGGATTTCCACCCGGTCAAGGGAAATCCTGGGTTCAAAGTTTCGGAGCGCGTTCACGCATTCCCTCACCAGCAACAACCGCACTTCTGCCAACGGGCGGTCAATCAGTCGGTAAATATCCGTCGCGAACTCGGGACGCAACGGGTCACTCCCTTTGGGCGTGGTCAAAATGATTCGGATGCTTTGGGCTAACTCATCCAAATCCGTCAGGACTTGGCCAAGGGTGTCGCCTTGGTTGATGGCATTGCCCAACCGCTGCAATCGGGCTGATTGGTATTGGGCGGTAATCGCAGGGTAGGGCGTGGATGGCGTGGCGATGATCGGCATGGGGTGACGGATGGGTCAACCCCCTCACCATCGCACCAGTCCCGATGGGGTGACGGTTAACGACGACGGCCGCTAATTTTTGCCACCCAACAGGGGTGTATCAACGGAGTGGCGGTACTTTCAGCTTTTTATAGCCATCGACAACGCAGGACAACAGGCGTTGGATACGCCCTAAAACCCTTGCCCCACAAGACTTTCGGGTTTCGTTCAAAACCCTGTAACCATTTAAAGGGCGATTTGGCTCATCAGCAAAATTTCCAAAATTTTAGGCAGGTGTCGCTGAAAGTATTGCCCTACATGCATTTCAACCCCTATCCCTTCATGGGGTCATAGGCAGATGCCAGATTTTTAGGCAGATAAGCAAAACCTTTCAGGATTATCAGGTTGTCTTATCTGCCTAAAATTTCAAGCCCTATTCCAGACCTCTAGGAAGGGTAGGGGCTGAAATGCCCACCCAATAAGGGATACAGAGACACCTGCCTAAAATTCCAAAAAAATCCCTTTATACACATTTCCTTCTTTTAGTGGTTACAGATATATATAAGGGCGCTGAAATGTAGGCAGGGAGAGGCTTTCAGAGCGTATCCAATGGTTGTTAATGGGTGGCGATGGGTGGCTACGAGAGCCTGAAATCCTTGCAGGATGGTGGATACACCCTTGTTTGCCCCTCTGCCCCGAACGGATTTATGAGGGTTTGGGGTCGGGTTAACCCTGATGATTCGGTCTTGGGTGGCAGAGTTGGGGGGTGATGACATCGCGACTGATGATGTCGCCCTGCGAAACTTGCAGGGCACTGGCCACAAAAAAGCCAGCCCGTGATGAGCTGGCCTGTGCCTGTCGATTGTGGGTTAACCCGCGCGATCCATCCCCCAATGACACGATGGGAGTATCACCCCTCTCACCCCCATGAGATACCGCACCTACACCACCCGAGACGGTGATCGGCTTGACCTAATCACCCATGCGGCCTATGGGTCATCCGATCGGCTTCATGTGTTGGCCCGCGCCAACCCGTCGCTGCTGCCTTTGCCCCCCGCGATCCTTCCGAGGGGATTGGCCCTGATCATTCCTGAGTTGCCCGAACCCGAACCCGTATCGACTTCGATCAAACCGCCATGGCTGTAGACCCCCTAGCCCCCAAGGTCTGGTTCAAGCTGGTGATGCAGGGGAAGGACATCACCGAAGACATTGCAGCGCTATGTACCCGTTTGGAGATCGGCGCATCGGTAGAAGGTGAGTCAGACACGCTCGATGTGGATTTGTACGACCCGGACGCATGGTTGGTGGCGGGGCGATTCCTGAATGACTGGTTCCCGCCCTTGGGTGCTTCCCTGGAGTGCTCCATTGGCTATGAGGGCGGCGGCTCCCTGCCGGTCACGCGGTACGAGTTGGATGAGCCGACTGGCACGATATCGGCCACATCAGGGGAGACCTTGAGGCTGTCCTGCAAATCCACGCCGATCACCCAACCGGCCAACACCAAAGGATCAAAGGAATACGAGAAGACCACGCTCGACAAAATTGCTGCTGACGTGGCCAAGCGCACGGGATTGGAGCTGAAAGGCAGGGTCAAGCCCGTGGTGATTGATCGGGTATCGCAGAAGGATGAAACGCCCCTGGAATTTCTGAAACGGATTTCAGAGAAGCATGGGCTGATCCTGAAAGTTCAGGACGCGAAATTCATCGTCTTCTGGGATTTGGAGGATCTGGACAGCCAGCCGGCCGCATTCACCCTTGACCGATCGGAGCTGACCAACGCCACATGGAAGCGCACGAGTACCGAGAAGTACGACTCAGCGGAACTGACCTACACCGACCCGCAATCGGGCAAGACATTCAAGGCAACGGTGAAAGCGTCTGAGGTGAGTGGGGAAAAATCGGAGCCGTCTGAGGGGGATACGGCCAAGCCCGACAAGTCCAAGCCACCTGAAGGGGAGAAAAAAACCGCCAACGTTCTGAAAATTTCGGAGCCGGTCGGGTCTGATGATGAGGCCAAGCGGGTCACTCGGGAGAAGTTGCGGCGGGCCAATGCCAATGAAGTCGAGTGGCAAATTGACGTGATTGGCGATCCTCGGATTCAGGCAGGGGTGATGTTTGAGCTGGGTGGGGTCGGCAGGTTGTCGGGCAACTACCTGATCCAGGAATGCCGCCATTCAGTTGAGGGGCGTTCGGGATGGAAGACGAACTTTCGATGCGAGCGACGGTTGGGGTCAGGGGCCAAGCCGTTGGATGCAGGTCGGTTCGATGTGGATGGGTAGGACGTGCCCAAAGCAGAACCGCGCCCCACTGAAGAGAGTAGGACGCGGTTCGGAATATTTAACGCCTAACGGCAATCTGAGGTATAGACGCGATAACGCCTTACGGGTGCTCAACGCCTGACGGCAATCTGAGGTTTGGGCAGCACTCCGACAATGATAGTCAGTCTGTGCTCAACGCCTGACGGCATCAGAGGTGTTTCAATCCTCGCCCGGCCCGACCGGGCGCTGTGATTAGAATGATGCCATCCCCCATCCAAAACGTCAAGTGCCCAAAACAAAAACCCAGCAGAGAGCGGCATCACCTGAAGCCGGTCGCACCACACTGGCCTATGGCGTGGTATCCGAAATCGATCCAAAGCTCTGCCGTGTGCGGATCACCCAAGCCGACAGGGATGGCGTTCTATCCCCCTGGCTGCCATGCATCGTGACCGGACAAGGCCCCGACCGTCGCCAATCCTACGCGCTGCCATCAGTCGGGACATTCGGAGCGGCCATGCTTGATGAGGCTGGGGAGAAGGGGGTTTGGTTGGGTGCGCTCTGGACTGAAGTGGAGCCGCCGCCACAGGAGCCGGACGCGATCAAACCGACGGGGGATGAGTCCGATGGGCACAAGCATTATGTGGTCTTTCCCGACGGGTCGGCAGTGGTCTACGACTCGGACGCTCACCACCTGGCTCTGACGGTCAAGGGCGATGGCGCTCACGTGTCGATCCGCTCTGAAGGGACGGTCTACATTGAGGCTGGTGAGAATGTGACCATCAGGGCCCCACGCATCGACTTCAACCCATCGGAGCCGTCAACAGCTCAAACCCGTGATCAACAAATCGAGTGGTGAGGCAACAAAAATCCCGCACAGGGCGGGATCCAAGAAATCAATTCCATGACCATTTAATTATACGAGGATGACCGCAAATGCCCCGCGTCGTGAGAGAAACTGACCTTTGCACCGGGCACGGATGCTGGCCGCCAAGGCCGCCCGCGTCATGGTCTGAGGATGTGTTCGCTGAAGGATTGGGCGCGGTGCGAGTCGATGACGGTTGGGTGGTTCACTGCTGTACCGATTGCCACTCAGGGACTCAGGTAGACGGAAGCCCGACCGTATTCGTGAACGGCCGGGCCTGGGCGAGAATTGGGGATTTAATTAGTTGCGGGTCTCGGAATCGGGATGGCTCACCATCGGTTTGGGCGGATTAGGTTTGCGATGTCGATCTGTGGACAGGAAAAGCCGATGCTTGACCACACCAACCTGCTCATGCCATACCTTGCAAGCTCCCATTCGTCGTAGCTGACAGACGAGATTTCAGCCACTCGCCACGCAAAATGATCCCATCCATCTGCGGCGTATTCAATCAAGCGTCGCCAAAACCACTCCAGTTGATTGAGTTGCCCCCACCCCGTAGGGCGGATCACGGCCTTGCCCCATGGAGTGAGGTTGTCGTTTGCCGGGCCGTGCATGTTCATGAATATCCACCCCCAAGCCAAGTCAATCGGATGCATGTTTAATCCTCCAGCCCCAGTATTTCAATCACAAGTCGAGAGATGCATATGCAAATAGGCGGGCTTGGGCGATTGCCACCTTCTGTTGCAACCCGCCAATCTCAAAATCAATTTGGTTTCGCCACTCTCCCCAGATAAGTAGCTCTGCGTGAGTTTTGCTGGCGATGCTGTCAGATTGGCGATCCAACTTTAGCCGCTCTGTTTGAGTTGTCAGGCTGTCGATTTCTCGATGCAAATCCTGAACAATCCAAGGGCGTGGGTAATGAGATCGTCCCATCACTCATCCTCCCAATCCTCAGCGATCATGGCCGCATAATACCCCATGATCGCGTGTTCTTTCATGCAGCAAACCACCCAACGAACCAATTCAGGGAAGCTGGCCCCATCTCGATTGATTGATCGACAACCGGCATAGTCGTAGGCGAATTGACGATCCCCCCATGGGACAAAATCTTGGTTTTGAAGTCCATGGACATTGGCATAAACCCAGCCCCAAAAAAGATTGATCAGGGTCATGATTCCACTCCATCGTCTTCAAGGTTTGCCATCCACGCCCAACCGGCAATTAATTCATTCAGCATCGCAGCCCACCTCGTATTTCATTCCAGTTGATCTCATCTCGCGAATTGCGCCGTTGTCGCATTTGACGACGCAATATTTAGACGTTCCAGCCCCGTCAATTATCGACAGCAAGACACCTTTCCACTGGTCAAAATACTGAGCGCCATGCTGACTGGTTAGCCAGATTCTTTCGGCTTCCGAAAAAACTCGAAAAACACGGGATCCAATCTTTGGGGTTTTCGGGTCTACCCGATGAGGGTCAGACTTCGGAACCACATCAATCCCCCTCGCATCAGCGCCGTATGCTTTGGCCCGGGACAGGGAATTTACAACTGCTGGGCGAATCCATTCCTTGTGTTTCATCACAGCCCTCCAAAGGTCATTGCCGCTCGCAATCCGTTCGCAAGCTTTTGGATTTCATCTGCCGATTTCAGAGCGGCCGCCCGCGATTCAGCCGCCATTTTGGGGTCTTGACATAAACGTGACGGATAAACCTCACGGCGAACTCGATCTGATCCAAATCAATGTCGATGTCATTCATGGGAGTCACCCCCTTTTTGGAGCGCCTGGATCGCGTAGCTGTCTAACCGCTCACGAAATTGCTCGAACATCAACCGAATCGAGCCGTGTTTCATCGCCACAACCATTGCGGGCTGGTCGGGCAGAATCAGCACAATTTGCGCCCGGTCAATGGTCAGTCCGTAGGTGTGTTCGAGAGCGCGGGCGTATGCGGCCAATTGCATCAGGTAGTCGGTGCGCCGCTCTAGGTCAGACATGACCCGCGAGCGATGACCCTGGATCTTGCGAACCAGCTTGGCCGCGGCCGCTGCCGACAAAACGTGATCGCGCTCCTGCTGTCGAGCTTCTGCAATCCGGTTATCCCAATTCTGGATTTCAGCCAGATACTCATCAACCGACCCGTACAAAAACGGCTTGGTTGTGGTTTTCCAATCCAGCAGGGTTAGCTCGCCATCGACTAGGGCCAGGCAGTCAGCGCGGCCCGCGTATCCGTCAGGGTGGTAGCAGCAAATCTCGGATGCCACATGGGTGATTCCCTTCAGGATGGGCAGTACCGATTCGTAAAATCCCATCAGGGATTGCGGAAGTTGGGCGGGTTCTCCCTTCAACAGGGCCTCGATGGCGTGATGCACCATCGTGCCCCGTTCGGCGGGATCGATGCCCGACCGCTTGGACTTGGCCCACTTTGCCAACTTCATCCGGGTCTCTTCCGAAGCGGTCTCGCGCAGGATGGTCGTGACCGATGGCAATGCACCCATGGGGGTGAGGTAAGGTTGCCCCTTTCCACCTGAGAACTCAAGGGGCGTGATCGTGGGGATTGCAAGGGTAGCCATGACAAAAACGGGCCGGTCATCACCGGCCCGGGCAAGGTGGATTAGGCGGCGTTCAGGGCGGGGAGTTGCGCCATCGGTTCGGACGTGACGGCACTGACGTGGTGGGATTTCAACAGGGCCAGTTCATCTGCCGGGATGCTGTCCAACGGAATCAACCCCGGAGCCTTGAACGATTGCACCGCGTCAGGATCGACGCTTTGGGCGAAACTCAAAACCTCACCCATGAAGGACGCATCAGACTTTTCAGGCTCCGAAAACTCAAAGGCAAACGATGCGTAGTTGCCCTTTTCGTTCTTTTCGGCCACAGACTTGAACTCGCAAATCAGTTGCGCCAATCCCTTCTTGAACTTTTGGGTGGCGATGACAGCCGCTTGCTGAAACACCGTCCGGCTCTTGCCTTTCAAAAACGCTTCGCAAACAGTGTTAGCGGGAATTTTGCCCTTGGAATCTGCTACCAATGCAGCGGTCGGGATGAACACAATCCGAGTCCAAAACTCGCGTTCCGTTTTGCCGAGGTTTCCAAAGTGGTCATCGTAATGCAGGATCACGACCTTGCCTTCAGAGGCAACAAAACTACGTTCATCCAAGGCCAAGTAGCCGGAAGCGCAATTAAATCGAGTCGCGAACGGGCCTGATCCAGGGAGAAAAATACCGTCAACAGGAGCAATCAATCCATTCAACGCCATTAGTTCAACCCCCATCGCGGGGTGATGTTCGATGTAATCATTTTAATACTTCAACTATAAAAACGTCAATAGTCAAAATATGAAATTTGGACATGAAAAAGCCGGGTAAAGCCCGGCTGTTGTGTGGTTAGCGCTTCCACCACGGCTTGCGAACCTCGGTTGTCACGTAAGCAAAATGCCCCTCAATTCCGTCCGGTTCTTGCTGGGCAATCACGCGACGAATATCCCGATCATCGGGCGGCTTTTGGCGATTGTGAAAGTAAGCAGTTGATTCCTGTGTCCACTCGATCACGCCTTCGGTGTCGGTGATGGTGTACTCGATTCGGGCTTCGTAGTGGCTCATGAGGGTAAAATATCCACAATCGGTGTATGGCCTTGGGTGGTCGTCTCCGAACTCGATAGATGAGGGCTGGTTTTTTGCCAGCCCTTTTTTGTTACAGAAATCCAAACTCGACCCGATCAACACGCCCCCCGCGCTCGATAAACGATTCCGCTTCATCTCGACTCAAAGGGCGGCCGGTGGTGTCGGCAGTGGTTTTGCGGATCATATCGGTCGCATCGATCCAGGTGATGAGGTTCCAGAAAGTAGCGGTGGTCATGGTGTTCTCCAAACCCCGGTTGAACCGGGGCGATAGGGCTCAGAACTCGTGTGCAACCCCCGCCAAGGGGTTAGAACTCGTCAAATTCAGATTCGGACTCAGACTCGAAATACGGGTCTTGATAGCCCACCACGATCACCCGCCCATCAGGGTCAACGTCCGTGATCTCAATCGGTTCGAGATGCGAGCGAATCTCTTTGTACAAAGCCGGGTAGCTGTACCCGAGATCAAGCAACTCATACGAACCTTGATCCAGCACTGACTGAATCCGATTCAGTTCGGCCGCAACCGAAGCGACATTGCCGCCCTCCCATCCAGGATGAAGGTCAATCTTTTCCAGGGACTCAATCGCCTCAATCAACTCAGCCTGAAGGTCGGTCAACTCAATCGGATCAGCGGGATAGAACTGTTGAGCAACGGGGTTGAAGACTGCGGTGGTCATGGGTGTCTCTCGAACTCGATGAATCCAATATAGTTTGTATCCATCGGAATGTCAAGAGCTTTTCTTGATTCCCGATGAATTTAATTTTATAGCCAAACTATAAAAGGAGCAATAGTTAAACTAGACAAGCGGCCCCAATCCCGGTAAGGTGAACTGGCCAACGAATCGTTGTTGGCTATCAGCCCCGCTAAATCTAATCCGATCAAAAATATGTTGGCCCTATCCCCGTCACCCACCATGACCCGAATCAAGCTCGATCAAGTCCACGCCCTTGCCTGGTCACCAGAGCGCGGCCGCCGTCTGGCCCGAATCCGTGAATTTACCCCGCGCCGTGTAGTTTGCGAGCGGGCTGCTGAGTCTGGGTTGCACCTCACGGAGGTCAACCTGACCAGAATCGAAACCTTAAATGCTGAGTCGGTTCCCTTGACCACGCTGGCTGCAATCGCGGCCGGGTTACGAAAAGACCTACCCGCGCTGCTGAAGGAATTGGGGTTTTAAAAAAACCGGGCCATGACGGCCCGGTTTTTTTAAGCTCGCATCCCCGCAACTTCGCAGGCCCAATCCCAACGGCCTGAACTCACCCAGCGGCGGTAGCGTTCGCTGATTCGAGTCTTATGTGGGTGATCCAATGCGCAAAATGGTCGCTGTTCTGTGATCGCCTTTACGCAGTAAGTCAAAAATTCCTCAAGGGGAACTTTCGTGTTGCCAGACTCAAAAGTTTGAGCCTTGATTTTGTCGGCAGCGGCAATCAGCTTTTGATACTCGGATGCCGGAAAACGCATCGGGGGTGGGGCGATCCGCTTGATCAAGGCTTGGGGGCGTTTGGAGTCGCTGAATTTTGACGGGAGCCGCCGATATTGGAGTTTGGTGAGGTAGTAGTTGACGGCCACCGCGTCTCCGTAAGTTGCCTGTAGCTCACGGAAAAACGCCCGCTGATCTGGTAGCAGTTGGGACAAGTCAACCCTGAATCGAACCCCCAATTTCCGAGACAGCAGCCGGTCTAGCACGATGTCGGTGGGAACGTCATTAGCAGCGGCCACTGCATTGAGGTGCGCGATCAAGGCCGCTTTCGTGGGGTCTTGCGCCCAAAGGGGCAGAACTTCGGTGATCGAGATCGGGTCAAACGTGCCACGGGGGCGATTGACCGTCCTGATTCGGAAAGGGGGCTTGGTCTTGGCTCCAGGGATGCGGAACCAAAAAGCAGAAACTCCCGGCTGTTTGCTCATCAGTCGGTAGACTGTGATCGGGACATCCAGGAGTTCGGTTTCAATTCGTTCGGCTAGTAAAGCGGCCATATTCAAGCGGGCTGTGCGGGCCCGTTTTTAACTGCCTAAAATTTTATCTTAAATATACTTGCGGTTGTAGTTTGAATAGTGTTACGCTGTTAGCGGAAATCATAGACAAGACAATAGACTGCGCTCTGGCGCGGGAGGGGCAAAACCCCTCCCTTTTTTTATGCTCGCGGGCGGGATGCGTTGGACATGGGTGAATTGAAACCGGGTCATGGCGGCCCGGTGGGAATAGTTACGGGTTGCTCAGCTCCAGCGCGGACTGAAACTCTTCAGCCGTCATCCACTCAGCCGCGCACCAGTAAACGGATCGAAGCATGAAAGCAGTGACGCTCCCGCCGCCCAGCATCCCAAACCAGCGCTTATCGTCGCTATGCCAGCGGCCGCGGTCTATCTTCCAGGTCGGCACGTCTTCGGACTCCGAAAGCGGGTTGTAAATCGCGTACAAACAATCCTCGCCGTGCTCTGGCCATGTATCAGGGTTCCCCGGATCAAGGTGTAGCATTGCGCGGTGAACGGTACAGGGGATTGCGGGCTTACCCTCGGCCGCACTGGGTTCAGTCAAGAGACGATCAATGGCGGATTCGATCGCGATGGCGTGGGTAAGAGCGAAGTTGGCCAGTGCATCCGGGGTTGGTTGCCCTTCAAGAGTTGGGCACTGAATCAACGCGCGGTGAATCTTGCGAGCGGTTTTAGCGATGTCCATGGTGGGTAGTTCCAAGCTCGAATGCATATAGCCTAATCGGTATGCATCGGAATGTCAAGGGTGGGATAGAATTGATTTGTGGGATTCAGTGCGGTCAAGTCAGAACCCGCTGTGGTATTTCCAGTACCCAGCGGGTTCGTTGGGGTTAGGCAGCTAGCGGTTGGCCGAGATACGAAAGCCGTTTGAGCGCCTCCTAGAGAGGTGCTTGCAGTTGACTAAAAAACCGGGCCGCGATGGCCCGGTTTTTGTTTGGGGTTGGGGATGGGGGTAGAGTTAAGGTTCGTGAGTGGTTGTGAATTTGATTTCTGGCTTCTCCCAAAACGATTCCACGGTTTTCTGCGTGCCCGGCAATTCTGACCATTTTACGAAGCAGTCAAGATCGACATCATCTCCTACATGATCGCGAGAGAAGTCGAGCGATTCCGACGTGCAAATCATCAGCTTTTCGTCCCACGTTTTCGATATGCTCCCAACTCCAATCGCTCGCTCCGCTGCGGATTCTGGAATCAGTCCAGACGCTGCCATGAAATTCAGGCGAGCCTTGTTTAGGGCGGTCGCCACGATCAAGCTAAACATCCGATCACGGTAAGAGCCGACCGAAGGAAAGCGGTCTTCTTTGAATTTGCGCTGCGCCTCTTGATGAAAGCACTGTAGAAAGTTTTCTAGCAGTCCAACAAAGTCCTCTTGAAATTCAAACCAACTGTCTTCATGTCCCATGCAGATTTCATTGGAAAACGTCGTATAAAGACAAGAGTGATCGTCGCCCACCAATGCCTTTATCCGATCAATTGCTTGACCGCTTTTCTCTTCCCGTGACATCTCGCGCGGTGACTCATTGTGGACTACCTTTGCTGACCGCAATGAAGCAAATCCTCGAACCTGATAATTCATCAGCGGGACAAAGTGTGCAATTGCCCGACTTTCTAGCGCAATCCGGTCGGTGCAAGATCCGTTGGTTTCCAGGTAATGAATTGCAACTGGATTATCGACAGAATTGTAGTGTTCAAACACTTTCAGCTTGTTGTGTTGATTCCATCGCTTCTTGAGTGACTTTGCTTGCCCGATGTAGTAAATGGGAGTAGCGCGATCATCGACAACAAAGTACAGCCCCGGTGCATCTGGCAGGTCACAGCGGTTGCATAGCCAAACGCAGGGCAACGATTTGACAGTTAGCGACTCAATGTTCATTGGGCGGGTCTCGATAGGGTTGATGAAGACCGGGCGCGACGGCCCGGTCGGGATGGGGTTAGGCCAATGCGGATCGCATCTGTGCGGCCATGGTTTTGATGCGTTGATGCAAGACGCTGTACGAATCGAAAGTTTCAGCCTTGAGCAGGGATGCCACCCGCTGTTCAAGTAGGTCGATCATCTTCAGCTCCTCAGCGGTCATGCTGTCTCGCAAGCTGTCTTCATCATTCAGTCCGCGAATCTCCATCAGCTTGGCTTTGTTGCACCCAAAGAGTCCGATGTAAATAGCTTGGGTGATGTTGATGAAGTGGCGCTTCTCTCCAAACCCGGCTTGCTGCATTGCGCGGGTCTCAATCGCTCGCGAAATCTTGCCATGGGCCCGTGCTTCTGCGTAAGCACTGCGTCCCATCAGGTGATCCCGAACCAGTCGCTCGACAAAAAGCCCGAAGTCATCGTCAAGCCACATGGCAAAACGTACCGACAGGTCAGGATGCAAGTACGTCCCCCGGTGTTCGTTCGGGCCGGTTTTGATGATGATCACCAGGCGGTCTACCGGAAAACCGGTAGACCGGGACACCGCCAAAATCGATTCTTGCGTCCGAGCGTTTTCCATCCAATGACCAGGATCGCGACGCTTACCCGTCTTAGCCAAATACGCTTTGCTCAACTTGGTCGCGTTGACGTACCCATCGGTAGACCGCTGTTCAACGCCGACACCTTCGAGCAAATGGGTGATAAACTTAGTAGCAGTCATAACCACTCCTAATGGTGTGACTCAACCCCGGTGGGTGCATTCCCAGCCGGGATTTTATTTGCCCTTTTATCATATCCCAACTATCATCACAGGCTTATTCAAAATAAAACCGCCCCCCCTTTCGAGAGCGGTTAGTCGAACGGCTTCAAAGTATGTTCAACGCAACACTCGGACTATCACCCAAGTGACCAGACTCCAGCCCCTCCACAGTAGGTTGAAGCCACGGCGGCGGATCGAGTGAGGCTTGCGAGATTGCCAAATGACCGGATGATGCACCAACCGATGGGCCGCTTTCGAGAGCGGTAGGCAGTCACGCCACGGTATTTCGCGGGTGAGATTTCGGTACGTTAAATGATGGCATTCATCAGCCTTTAGCCAAGGGAATAGGGCGCAACGGTTTCGCCAAATCTTCAAGACGGCGCGACGGCGGGCGTACCAATCAGACGACAGGATGTAGGACTTGTACGCGCGGGAATGGTGTCGAGTGTCCATGGCTTAACGGTTCCAATGTTTGGGCGGATTCCAGCCTTTGGGGTTGGCATCGCGCAAGATTCTGACAGCCTTATCGCAGGCAGCGGGGTAGGCCGCGTTCTTGCCCGATGTGCCACCACCCTTCGATACATCCCAAACCGATTTGACCAGCTTTTCCAAAGACGGCTTGCGGTCGGACTGAATCAATCGCCATGCCGATAGGACGCGGGCCCGCTCTGTCGAGGTGATCGTGGGTTGGGTGGCCAACTCTGTCGGCAACAGGTCAGTCGCCATCGGCACGGCTTCCACCGTCAGGGCGCGATCAAGGGTTTCTCTCTCGGGATTGGAACGCTCACCCCACTTCGCCACAATTCGAGCGGTGATCGGGTCGCGATCCTCGGGACTGACCAGTAACCCTTGCACCCGAACCACTCCCGAAATGGCGGGGCATTGCAGAAGGGAATCGCCCTTGCCTAGCAGGGACATGGTGGGCATTGTCGATTCACCGATCACGGCACGGCCAAGGGCCGATTCCATCCGACCCACATGGCGGGTTGGCAGATTGTCGCGTAGGGCAGAGAACCCATCGGGCAAGACCACTTTGGATGGCGACTGAATCACCAGGTGCAGCATCAGCCCGGTCTTACGGACGCGAGACGCGAGAGCCGACAGCTCATTGGCCAGTGCCTTACCCACCTCAGATTGCAGGTACGAGAACGCCTCTTCAATCCAGAGGATTAAGTAAGGCATCCTTTCGGCAGGGAATTTGGCGCGGTATTCCACCCAAGACTTGACCCCATTGGCATTGAATAGCGCTAACCGCCGATCGGACTCAGCAGCAAACTCAGCAATGGTCGCCATCAAATCAGCCGGGTCTTGCACCATCGGGCGGGTGACGTGCGGAATCTGGTCAACGCCCAACTCAAACGACGCACCGCCCTGGAAATCAGCCAGCCAGATTTCAACTTCATCGGGGCTGTAGGTCTCGCAAAGGTAGGACATGGCCGATGTGTCGATTGAGGTCTTGCCCGACCCGGACGCGCCGGCCGTGATCGAGCCGACTACTTCGGTCAAGGGCGCGGTGATCGGCTGCCCATCCATCCCGACTCCAAAAAGCCAATGGGGGCTGGCCCCATCGGGACGGGTGAATTGCATTTCGGCATAGCGGAAAACTTCCCGATCGGCCCGAGGGACTTCCATCACCAATCCGAGCGACGAAATCGTCACGGACGGTTGCCGGTCTAACCCGAGTGCCAATTGCAGCCCGGTCAAAAGCGCATTCGTCATGATGTGGTTCGGGTCAATCGGCTTGCCCGACTTATCATGGCCAAGCACCAACCCGACCCGGCGAAAGGCCGGAGCCGGTGGCATCTCGGAAGTCCCGACCGGAATCCCACGGGCCGCATAAAACCGCTCGATCTCGCCAGCCAAACCGGGTTGGGATGAAGGGAGCGCAACGGGCGTGAATTGCGGGGTTTCGGTCTTGGGTGAGCCGTAAGCCAATTGAGCGGCCAAGGTCTCAGATCGAGCGGCGGTGATCGTGCTGGCCACGCGAGACCATTCCCGACGCTTGCGATCTGAGACATGAGCAGCGAGACCAGCCCCAAGGGAGCCGGCCGCGCACGATAGGCGGATGGCGGGATGGGTGGCGGCCACGCCAGACGCAAAAAGGGCCGACCCGATGGCGAGGGATGCGATGGACGGGATGCGTCCGTGGGGAGTGAGGCTCATCTAAGCCACCCAAGTCAGGATAAACCCGACCCCATAGATGGCCACGATTGCCGCAACGACCGCGTTCGATTGCGGGGCGTATCTGGCCACGCACCACAGGGACAAGGTGGCGACGATCACCACCGTCAGGGTGAGGGCAATCGCGACGGGACTAACGGGCAAGAGTCGTAGCAGCAAGCCTGAGATATGGCCAGATGCCAGGGTGATCAGGACGCGAGAGGCGAGGTCAGTCTTGGATTTTGGCAGAAGGGAATCGAGCAAGCTAGGCGCGTCTTGGATCGTCAGGCGACGGGGCAACGCTTCGGTCGGATTCGGGGCCATCACCGTTTTGTAGGTGACGTTTTGAGGCGGGTGTTGGGTGTACATGGTCTGAACTCGATAGGGGTGGGTGGGTCGGAACTACTTCACGCTCTTGCAAAAATTCTCGATCTGAGCGCGGTTGGCATCAAGCGCTTTTTCGGCCGCAGCTTTAGCCCCGTTGGCTTGATTGATTTCAGCGCTGGCCATATTTCGCCCAATCGTGACCCCTACAGGAACAGCGACCATTCCAACCGTAGAAACCATTGCCACTATGACCATGGCCCGTTGCCAATTGGATACCGGGGCATGAACGGGACGGGGCGCGGGCGATTGGTTCGGAACTTCAACCGTCACGGTGATCGGAGCATGGGCCGGACGCTGGATGTCAGGCAGGACGGGAGCGGTTCGGTCTTGGGTGGTGTACATGGCTCAAATCTCGATAGGGGGGTAGGGATAGCGGGCGATACAGTCCAGGGTGTCGATCAACAAGTCCCATGCTCTGCGGACAAACCGAGCCAGTCGGGACGGTTGGGAGGTGACGGTGACGGCCGCAACGTCAACCGTCAGGACTGATTCGGAGTCGCAACCGGGATCGAAGGGGCGGCCCCGGTTTAGGAGGGATCGGAACATGGCTACATCAACGACAGGACGGGAGCAGACGCGGGTTGGCGGGGTTGGGACGGCAGGCTCTGCCCCTTGACCAGCCCGGCCAGTTGAGCAGGGGTAATGCCTTGGTAGTAGAGGGCTTGTAGCAACACTTCCACCGTCCGGGTCTCCCATCCCTTCTCCGTTGGATCGATTCGGTGGTAGACCGCGATTGCGGCCAGAACCGGCACAAGGTTTTTGGGGATTTCGGCCCGATGGCGGGCCGTTTCCAGGTAGGCAATGCCTGCAACATCGGGGTACATGGCCTAACCTCCAATCTGGGATTGACCGAACGCGGCCATTCCGAGCGCGTTTGCGATCCGAGGCTGAGGGCAGAGCCGAATTTTGCCACCCAAGATGGGTTGGGATTGCAGCAACTCGATCAGTCCAGGCAGCATTGCGCCGCCACCGGTCACCAGAATTGCATCAGATTCATCACGCCATTGCTTCAGGGCGTTCAGGGTCGGGGTGATTGTGGTGTTAGCCCACAGGCCGAGATTCCGGTGATACGAAGGCATCAAGTCAATCCCAGTCGAGAGGTACTGAATCCCGCCGCCAACCATCCCGCGCTCGAACGAACGGGCCACGGCGGTCGGGTCGCCAAATTGCAGAAGTTTGGATCGCATCATGTCGGGCGCTTCATCGGCAGCAATCGCTTGCCACAGGGCATACACCCCTTGGCTTACCACCACTCGCGACTCAGGAACGAACTGGCCGCGCACTACGGCATTGCCCAAAGTGGTTCCGCCACCCAAGTCCAAAACCGTCACGGTTGCGCCGCGCACGGTGGCCGCGTCAATCGCCCCGGTGTTCACGGCATGGAGCAACGCGCCGCGACCTTCTTCGATGACATCAACCCGATTGAGAGTGATCGTGACCCGACGGCCATTGACTCGAACCAAGTGAGTGCCGGTCAAAACCGATTGCATCCGGGGCGCTAGCACTTTCGCATCGGGCAAGGCCACGACCAAGACGGCGGGGCTGATTTCGGATGCGTCAGGGAACAGCAAACCCAGTTGGGCAAGAACCAAAGGCAGCGCGTAGGTCAGCTTTCCGTCTGGGCGGTCTACCACCTTGGCGTGGGACGTAGGAGCGGTGGCGACGGCCACGTTGCCGACTAGCCAATGGCAACCGACGGATTCAACGGAGTCGCCAGCTTCGTAATGCAGCAGGGCAGAACCTTGATCGGTCGGGATAGCCGTGCGGGAGTTGGCCCCAACCAATGCACTCGGAATCAGTAGGTGTGTGCCATTGGCGGCTCCGATGGTGCTGGAATTGCCGATATCGACGGCGACAGCAAGGGGAGTGGTCAGATTTTGCCAGTCTTGGGACAACACGGAACCGCCTGGGGCGGTTGCGGTGCGATTGGGGGCGGTGGATTTTGCGGGCATTATAGTGTCCTGACTCGATAGATTGATACTCAATCGCCCCATTCGATTCTTTCGGGTACAGATCGGGGCGCTTTCTTATTTAGAGTATAAACACACCCATAGTCAAACTGTCAAGGGGAAAATAGTCAAAACTTGATCGGTCTTTGATCGAGACTACACCATGGGAGTGATGGGGTATGGGTGGGCTGTATCCTTTGGCGCTTAAGGGTTTCACGGGTTTTTGGGCAAAATAAAACCGCCCTGTTTAGAGCGGTTGGGAGGGGGATGGGACAGGGAATTAACTTCGCGCGATGACGTACTGCCGAATAAATTCCAATGCTTGCGACCGAGACGCGCAAATTTTGAACAAATCGAATCGCACCCCGTCTGCGCGAAAAATAAAGTGACTGTCGTATTCGATAACGCAAAACTCAAAAGATCCACAGGACATTGTGTGAATCGTTCGCGATGAAGCTCCACCCCCTTGCTCGTATTGGAAATCGGGAAACATCGATTGCAGTTGATGGGATAAGGACGTGAGTTCGTTGATGGCTTGAGTCATAGATTTAACCGGCCGCGGCCGGGATGGGTAAGTCCGGGGCGGCCCGGACGGGTGGACTAGGGCAGAGGTGGGATTGCCGCCCAGTGGGTGACTTCCAGATCCAGGTCTCCGAACAGCGCGGTCAAGTCCTCACCACCGCCGTCGTAGCTGTAGAAATCTCCATCCTGCCAAACGGCAGTCCAGACAGTGGAAGCGCTAATTTCGCCATCTTCAAGACACAGCACGTCCTGTTCATCAGCGGGCCAAGTGTCTGGGTTGTTGGGGTCAAACGGATTCCAGAATTGCGTGGTCATGGTTGGTTGGTCGTATGAATGGTTAGCCGTTATGGATGGTCACGGCGGTTAATTCGCCACCAGCAATTTCAGCCAGGGATTTGATGTGATCGGCCGTTTCCTTCAGGGCGCGATCTTCGGTTTCGAGTGCGGCCCTGATGTCAGGGTGTGCCCCTCGCCATTCAGGGGTCTGGCTGTTAAATCGATCGGTATCTGCCAGCAAGGCCATGGCCCGGCTGTGATATTCCGGTAGCAGGGTCTCAAGCTCACGGCGGGCGATCGCTTGCTCACGGACGGATTGGATCGAGGCGATCAATTGCCCGCCGATCGCGTTGCGGGGGTGCGCTGGGTTAGCAGCCATGTCGCTGGCGATTTTGCGCTCGACTGCTGTGGTCATGGCTTCCACCGAAAAATGGCGCTTGAGAAACTTACGGATACCAAACATCTGACAACTCCAATCCGGCTACGGCCGGGGCGAAAAATCTGGAGAGGGGGCGGATCGACCGCCCCGCGTGAACCTTAGCGGCTGTTGATCCGCTGAATCGCGCCCGTCGCTTGCATGATGATCTGGGTCAGCCCTTGAATGTCGCCAGCAGCTTCGAGCTTGTGCAGCGATTCTTGAAGCGTAGAGATTTCGTCGTCTGTCAGCCTGGGCGCGGCGCTGCTTTCGATGGCAGAACGCAGGTGTTGGGCGATTGCGGTTTGGCGGTCGTTCATGAGTGTCTCTCGAACTCGATGAATCTAATATATCCTGTATGCTTCGGAATGTCAATGGCTAAATCGATAATATTTTGATTCATAAATTTCAGATTTATATAATCAGGTTTAATCGTTTTATCTGTTGACATTCCGATGAATACAGGATATATTAGATTCATCGAGTTCAGAGAGCGCACCGCTCAAACCCAAGATGGTTGATTTGCAATCGCTGGATTTTGGCTATACCGAACCGAACTGGGAACAGCTCTGGGCTGAAGCACAGAAACGGGTCACGCCCGAACCCGAACATGACTGGCAAGAGCCGGAGCCAACCCCGGAGCTTGAGGCTCGCCTGAGTGAGCTAGAGTTCGAGTAAATTTCACCGGGGCCGCAAGGCCCCGATTAAGCCACCCAAGTCGAGAACCACCCATGACACCCGATCAAGTTTTCGCCCGATTGCAAGAGATATTCCCCCGTCTATGTTGGGATTCGGATTCGAGCCAACACGAAACCACGTATGTTGGAATGCTGGAAGACGGGGAGAGCGAAATCCTGAAAGTGACGCACTGGAACGAAAGCGCTGGCTACCACGCCAACCGTGTTGACATCGAACTACTCGAAAGCCCCCGCCCCCAATTCCGCAGCATTCGATCCGCCCTTGAGTGGCTGGAATGGTTGCAGGGGGTGATGTCGAGAACTTGATGCGTCCCAACCGCTCCAAACCGGGGCGGTTTTGTCCACACCTATCGAGAACAACCCATGTCCATTCACGTAACCGCATACAGCCGGATTGTTCGAGCTGAAGGATTCGACGACGACAACAACGACGAATTGCCGGACGGCGTAACACAACTTTTTGTCAGCGACGGGCCGCCCGACTTGGCAGGAGAGATCAATGACGGCCACTACCGCTTTGATGACTGCCATTGCTTTTGTGCCGGGAGTGGTCACGGTTATGGCGACTGGCTAGACGAACTGGCCCGCCTTGCTGGGTATGCCCCGCCCAAGGAATTTCTCGATCAACTCATTGGTGAGCTGTCTGCAATTCGCGACGGGAAACTAACCGCAACCCCTCAGCAAATGGCCCGTCGCCTACAGGACTGGGCTGAAGGGTTGGGCAGTCCGTCTGAATGGGTCAAGTCTGGAGATGGGCCGTTTTCCGAGTTGATCGATTTTTCCAGTACCGGCGTGATTGGGACGGGCTACTGCCAAAAGCTCGCCAAGGACTTTGCCGATTTTGAAGCCAAAGCAAACACCCACGATAATCTGTGGTTCCGAAAGCGCTACGCCGATTGGCAAAAGGCGTTCGAGCTGGCATCAGGTGGCGGGGTGGTGTACCTGCACTAATCCACCCGATCACGCGTCAACCGCTCCGGACTAACCCGCTCCCACCACCACCCCTGTGCAATCTGCCCATTCCCACCGATCCAACACCAAGTCAGACGCGGGCGAAACCAGCCCGACACTGACCACACCCGGCACGTCCTGAGCAGCGCAGATGATCTGGGAAGCCGTCACCCGCTGGCCCAACCGTGACCGCCACTCAGCAGCCAAGGCCGTCAGCGCCGATTCAACCCCACCCTGAACCGTGGGAGCATCCGCCCCGGTCGCCAACACAATAGCCACCTCAATCCCGAACGGTATCCGTTCGGGATTTTTGATTTGCGCCCAATCGGTAAGGGGCCTCACCCGTTCCGCAGACACCGACGCGGCCACCAGCGCCTTGACCTCTTCCGATGGGAGACCCGATCGGCTCAATGGGTAAATCCAGACCTCACCCGGTGTTGGCCCGTCAGGATCGAGCGTGGCATCCAAGCTCACCCCCCGCACGGCCGCGTCGATCACGTCCTGGGAGGCCGACCGCGCCCAAAATTCATACGCCCCTGCCGACCCGGCATTGCTGAAGCTCTCAGGGACTAGGATGATCCGCTCCCGTAAATTCTCATCATCCTCAATCTCAGCGCCCCCGTCCGTGGCGGTCTGATTGGTGATCGAGTACCCCAGTCCCGATGGCAGCGGGTCGATCACTTCGATCACCGTTCCCGGGGCGTACCCGTTAGCAGCGGGGCCCGGCTCGACAGCAACAGCCGGGATGACGGCGGTAGAGCCACCCATGGGGATAACCCTCGCCACCGCCGTGGAAAAGACCGGCCCATCCGTGGCCGCCACCCTTAGACCAGCCGGAATTGAGACCGGCACGGGAGCGGTCGATGCCAGGGTCAACAGCAGGGTTGTGCGTGCCGATTGAGCCGGTAGCCGTTCAACCCCCAACAACCGCCCTAGATTCTCTAGATTGACCCCTCTCGCGAACTCGACAAGGTTTTGCTCTCCCGTGTCTTGGATCGCGGTCTTGAGTAACAGGGCTTGGTAGCCAATCAGGTTGATCAGCAGCCGCTCGTACTGACCAGGGAAGAGGGTGCGCCCTGTCTCGGACTCGAACCGGGCGATCAACTCCTGAACGGTGGCGGATGGGTCAACGGTGATGAAGGTGGGTTGAGCCAT